CCTTTAATATGATAAGCACCCCAGAATTCTGCAGGTAAATTATTTACTAAAGTAATAGCATTAAATATTCTTTCTGCTGTATGAGTATAATTTTGTCCATAAATATGATTGTTTCCAATATTGAATTGAATAACATTTGTTAAATGAATACAATATCTTGAAGCATTAATATGACAACCAAAAATACTTAACCATGGTTCAGCGTGAATATTTCTATTCTTTTTAGGCCAATTACTATTATAGACAATACCATCTCTAACAGCTAACATAGCCATATCTCTAATATTGACACCTTCTACATTTCCACCAAAATACATGGCAGTTTTCCAAAACATAAAAAAGCAATCACTTAAATAAATTTCACAAGGATTTTTATCACCTAAAAATAATAATCCAAAAACACTTTGAATATCATCCCATGACTGTAATTTATCTTGGTCACCTACAAATTTACATTGAGTTAATCTAACAATTCTTGCATTATATAATTTTAAAGCATTATGAATTTTAATGGAAACATGAGCACCTAAAACTTCAACATTTCTCATATTAACATCAGATATTGCTGCCCCGTCAATAAAACTTAAACTAATTACACTTCTATTATGATCTTCAGCAACAAAAATTCTTAAATCATTCATACTAAATTGATTGGCGTCTTCATTTGATCCAACGAATTTACTATCATGGATAAAAGAAGCGTTATTATATACATAAATTTGAGATATTTCTACTCCATCACCTTGATAATTAATACCTTTTTTTGAAATAATACTTTTCGTAATTTTATATCTTCCTTTAGGAATATATAATCTTCCATCACCCCAAATACTTCCAAATGAATTAGCATTAAACGCATCTACTGCTTTTTGAAAAGCTTCAGAATCATCATGATTGCCATCTCCTAACGCACCAAAATCTTTTACACTAACAATATCAGATAATTTTGATTGAACGGTTCTATTAACCGCGCCTGGAGCTCCTGAATTATAAATAATATCTTTTGAATTTATCATTATAATATAAATAATATATTAAATTGAATGTCGAAAAAAAAATATAAATTAAATAATTTATATAAAATTTTTCGATATATAATATTTAGGATCACATTCTAAACGTAAATGAAAATATGGAATTCCTAATCCATGAGTACTGACATATAACTTAGTATGTTCACTATTCATATTTTTCAAACTTTTTTTAATTTCTAAAGATACTTTTTTCCAAAAAGATTTTTGCTGAATAATACTTGCTTCATCAATAAAATTTTTAATAGTTGAAAAGTTTTTACCTTTTCTTGGTTTAGGTACAATTAATTTACAAGTTTTAGACAAATTATAAAAAACAACAACATTTTTATTTTTTGATTTATCAAAATAGGATTTAAAAGTATTTAAATCTTGTTTCATATTATTTAATTTCTTTGATGTAATAAATTTTTCTTTATATTCATTATTCATATTTTTGTTAATAAAAGAAGTTTCATAAAAAAAATTATTTTTAATATTTGAAGGATAATTTAAAATTTGACCATTTTTCCATTCATTTATTTTAATAGACCATTTCATAATATTTAATTAGATTTTATTTATTTATTTATAATCAGAATCACAATTAACCATACCTTTATTAAATTCACTAGGAAAACAATTTATTTGTAAATCTAATGGGTCATCTTTAGGATCATTAAAATAAATTTCTGTATCATTAGATGGATTAGTAACAATTCCACTATTATCCATATATCCGTCAGGAATAGTTTTATTTAATTGAATAAATTTATCAGAACAAATGTAATCATTTTTAATATTTCCATTTGTTAATTTCCAACTTTGATTTAAAAATCCATTATCTTTATTTGTTATATCTGATTTCCAAATACCATCATATAATAATTCGTTTTGAAAAGCACATAAACAACCATCTTTTAATTCATTATTTGGCTCATTTTTATATATTTGTAACTTACCAACATGGTCATTATATTGAATAGGTCCTAAAGGAATATTTGTTCCTGTTTGAGTATTTAATGTATTTTTTAAAGGACTATCTAATTTTTTACATTCATCTAAATTAGGAATTTCATTTATTTTATGAAAATTTTGAAAAGTTTCTTTATTAATAAATGAATCAACAGTTGATTTTAATGCAATATTAATACCATAAATAGATAATACTACAACTAATGTTAAAATAACTAAAGTGATAATTAATGAAATCATATATTAATAAATATGATTTTTATTTTCAAAAAAATTTAAACTATTAAACTTTTTTATATAATTAATATATATATGGACCAAATATATTTTTGGATAATAATATTATTTATAATTATTTTATTTTTAGATTATTGTGAGAAAAATATTAAAAATAAATCTAAAGAAACATTTAATAATAAATCTAAAGAAACATTTAATAATCAAGAACCTATTTCTAATTTAACAACTCCACCTTATTTTCAAGAAAATAAATTGTATATAAGTGCTCCAACAAGTACTTTAAGTGCAGTTAATTTAAATAATAAAAATTTAAATTTTAAAAATTTTACAACAGATGCAGTCACTCCACCATTTTTAAAATGTCCATCTTGCGATTTATATTATGGTTGTACTGATTTTCCTTATGATGTAGATGACCAATATCAAAATGTTTGTCATAAATGCGAAAATAAATTATGTAATAATTCTAAAAATATGCCTGTTTATGCGAAAGCCGTAGGAAAACCAAGAGTATGCAGAAATTTAAAATAAAAACAGCAAACAGCAAACAGCAAACAGCAAACAGCAAATTATAATTTAAATATAATATTATTATTAAATTTATTTTTAATATATTTATCATCTAATTGAAAGCTTGATTGTATGGTTTTATTAAAAATTGTTACTTCAACATTATTATCTATACTTGCTTCGTTATTTAAACAATAATAATTATTAGGTAATTTTTCAATAGTATATTTTTCAGATTGACTTAATATATAAAATATATAATCATCATATTCAATAATATTATTATAATAATCATTTGTTAAACATAAATTTTTTTCAGTAACAATAGGTTCATCTATAAATATTTCAAAATCATTTAAATATTTTCTAAAATCTAATTTATTTTTATTTTTTAAATCTTCTATTAATAATTCTTCATTCAAAAAATGAATAGTGCAAAAAATGATACTTATAAAATTATTATTAATATAACATATCTTAGAGTCTTTATTTATTGAATCAATATTTATATTTTTTAAATTTTCATTGATAAAAATCCCTCCATTTTTATTTAAATAAAATAATAGTTTTATTATGAGTATTATATTTGGATTAATAATAAAGTTCATAATTTCATTTAAATGGTTATATTGCTCATTAAAAAAATGATTGATTAATTCAAAATCATTCATAAATGTATAAAAATTATTTTTATATAAAAAATATCTTAAATCGTAAAAATCATTTTTATTATGTACTTCAAATGATTTAGAAATAAAAACTTGATTAGGTATATTGTTTCTAATTAACTCTTCTTTTTCATATAAATCAATATCTGTATAAAATTCAATTTCTTTGATATTTATATTTGAAGAACCTATTGATAATTCTTCAAAATCATTTTCTTCCAAATTATATAATTTTATTTTTATATCTTCTTTCCAACCATTATTTTTACTGTTTTTCATTTCCTTACTAGATTCTTTACTAGATTCTTTACTAGATTCTTTACTAGATTCTTTACAATCTTTAATTTCCTTATTGTCTTTATTGTCTTTACTGTAAATTTTTACATACAATAAATTTTTATCTAAATAAGATATTTCAAAATTATATAAAGATGAATGTTCTTCTATATTTATAAATTCAAATTTATTTTTTAAAAATTTTTTCATTATATTCATTTCTAAATGAATATCCATTAATAAAAAAAGAATTAAAAATTATAATAATTTACGAATAATAATTTATAATATTTTAAGAAATAACATCTTTTATACAGAAAATACAAATTCAGAATCATTATTTTTATAAATCATAATATCTTTATTAACATTTAATTGAATATCATAAATATTTAGATTAAATTCAAAATCCCAACTATTATTATTATTATTTTTTAATACATAAATATTATCTTTTAAATGAAAAATTAAAAATATTTGATTATTTAAATTATTAGAAAATCGAAATATATAATGATTTATATAAATAGAATAAAAATAATAATAATCTTTTTTAAAATAATTGACTCTAAAATCTTCATAATCTTTTTTATAATAATCTTTATAATCACAGTCAAATGCTAAATTATTTTCATAATAAACTAAGCTTCTTTTTTTATTTAATTTAAAATGATTTGACTTAAAATGCTTATAATATAATTTATTTCCTGTTGGTTCGTGTATGTCACTAAAATGATTTTTTAAATATATATTATTCATTAAATCTTTTATCATATTAAACATGATTATACTTGCTTTTTCAAATATCATAACTCCATTATATAAAGAACTTTCAGCATCATCTTTGCATATAACAAATTTATCATCACTATTAATAATAGTATCTAATTCTAATGTACATGAAATTTTAGAATCAATATAAATTCCTCCATTTACATATAAATAACAATATCTAAAAAAATCGGCTCTTAAAGCCCCACATTTTAATAAATCATAAGCTTTTAAAACATCAGATAATTCATTTTCCATTTTTTCACTATGTGGTAATATATTTTCAGTAAAATTTTGTTTTATAAAATTTCGTGCATCAATATCATCAAAAAAAATATAATCATAATCTGGATTTTTTTCTAATAAACTTAAAATGCTATTTGAGTGATGACTATTTTTAATCATGACTTTGTTTGTTTGAATTATTATTTTAGGAATAAAATATAATTCTTTATTTACTTTTTGTTCTATTTCAAAATTTGTATATAATTCCATTATCTTAAAATTTTCATAACAACTTCCAATAGATATTATTGATTGATTGTCAAATTTAATTTTTAAATCATAATTCCAACCTCCATCATTTACATTTCGAATAACTATTTCAATTTTATTTTTATCAATATAATAAATAACGCAATGAAAATTATCGTTATTTTTTTTAATTAATTCATAAGTATTATTTATTAAAATTTTATTTCTTTTTGGAATATATTTTTCAAAACTTTCAATCATTATTTTTTTTTATTATATTAATTTTAAATATTAAACAAAATTATCTAATTAATTAATTTTAAAATTTTATATTTTTCATTTATTAAATTTATAGTAACATTTACATTTTTTTTATTAAGTTCAATTTCTATTTCTTCATTTATTTGGGATTTATTAGTATTGTTATTTTCATTTAAAATAATTAAATAATAACTTTCTTCTATTTTATTAATATTAAATTTTAAATTTTTATATAAATCTTGATTAATTGATTTATTATTTATTTTATAATCAATATTATTAACATATTTATATTCAAACATATAATTTTGAGTAAATACATTTGATATATTAAATTTATTAGTTTCACTTTTAATATTTATAATAATGAATTCAAAATCACTAATATTATTTTTACAATCAATTAAAACATTATTATTTATAAAATAAAATTTATAATCTTCATAATTAAAAGTTTTGCTATAATTAGGATTTATAATAAATGAATAACCATTATTTATAAATACTTTATTAAATAATAAATGTTTATTCCATAATTTTGAATAATGATTAGGATTATGTATATTAAAATGATTGTAATTTTTGTATAAAATTAATTCATTTTTAAAATTAACTACTAAATTTTTATAATTTTGATAATTTCCTAATATATCATGTTTCATGAAAACATGATGATTATAATTTAATCTCATAACATTAAAAATTTCACATAATAAATTTGGACCAGTTAATGATAATATATTATCTAATTTACTGTATTGCCTATTTGTAAAAGGATTATATATTTTTTGAAAATTATCTATTTTATAAATAATAGCATCTAATAATTTCATAAATATTTCATGTTTTGGAACACTCATCATAACAGCATTATAATAACCTAATTTATGATGATCTTGACATAATAATAATTCGTCATTTTCTTGTATAATATTATTTAAACTTACTAATAAAATACTTTTGTTATCAAAATAAAAACCACCATTTATATACAAATAACAATATCTAAAAAAATCAGCTTTAAATGCTCCAGGATATAATATATCATAATATTTTACATATTTATCAGTAAAGTGTTCTTTTATAAATTCCCTTGATTCTATATCATCAAAAAATTGATAAGCATAATCAGGATTAAATTCTATAAATGATTGAATAGAGTTATAAGCTAAGTCATTTTCAAAATAATGACTTTTATTTGTTTGAAAAATAATTTTAGGTATTTTTAATTGTTTTGATTCTTTTTTTTCAAAAATGATAGTATTTAAATACATATTTATTTTTTTGTAATTTTTAGTAGAACTTCCTAAGCATATAGATTCACTTGTTTTATGTAATTTATCAAAAATTGTAATATTTACATTATAATTCCATCCATTTAATTCATTTATTTTTCTTAATACTATACAAATTTTATGTATTTCTATAAAATATATATTTATTATAAAATCATCTTTATATTTTTTATTTAATTCATATTGATTATTAATTTGAATATAATTTCTTGGATCTAAATTAGAAACAAATTTCATATTTATGAATCTTATTTTTTAATCACTATTTAATCAAATTTGAAGAATATTGTTTTCTACACATTTGATTGCAAAAAGTTTTATCATCAAATAAAAACATAGTATTATATATATATTTTTTACATACATAACATAACTGATAATTGTATTTATTG